ATTGTTAAAAACAATGGTACTCTTGCCGATGCAATTGCCGAAGCCTTTGTAAATAAAGGTCCAGGTACAGAAGCAAATCGTCAAGCATACCTTGATGGTAACGCACAAACATTCGGAGGAGCACGTACAACACGTGTACTCGGAATTGATGTTCAAGAAGTTCCTTACTACCCTGCAGGATATGTCGATTTGACATTCCCTGCTAACCGTGTATGGGGTTTCCAACGCGACATCACAGTTAACCGCGAATACAGACCAAAGAAAGATACTGTAGAATATACAGTTTTCGTTCGTTTCGGTATTCAATGGGAAGAACTAGATGCAGTCGCTTATGCGGATGCAGCAGGCGAATAGCCTAATCTGTAATACAATTTTAAGGGGAGTAGGATTAATTTCTTACTCCCTTTAATATTTAATTAAATGATATAATACTACAAGGAGGAATATATGTCAGAATTAGACAAAGATTTAAATCTACAAACACCAGAAACAGTTGAAGAAAATACTATTCAAGACGCAGTTGTTGAAGATATTGTAGAAGAAGTTATAGAAGAAATCCAACCAGCATTGTTAGCCCCAGGCGAAGCATTAATTCCAGAAGATAAAAAACAAGCAGTTCAAGACCTTGTTGAAGGACTTGCTCCATTATCAACTGGTGCCATTGGTGTTGGAAAACAACCAAGAACTAAAAAAGAAAAACCTGCTGAACCTAAACAAGGTAAAGAAAAAGTTGCAATTAAGTCAACTAAGAACGTATCCTGGATGGGTGTAGGCCAAGTAAAAGTTGGTATCAACTACGTATCCGCAGAGGAAGCAAAAGAATGGTCAACACGTAATCACATTACAGTTTTGAAACCAGAAGACGTTGCAAGGGAATACGGCTTATAAACAATGGAAGCATTAAGGGTTCCACCATACCCACTAACACTAAAGTTTGATGTCCCAACAAGTGGAGATATCTACACTCTTAGATTACAGGATTTGGTGGAACACTTTGTTGAAGAATCAAATATAACTTCAGCAAACTTACAAATAACATATGTAATACCATTATCAAAAATAGAATTTGACAGAAAATATGAAGTTAAGATTTTAAATTCAGATGAAGAAATAGTGTTTGAAGATAATTTAGACATAGTAAGACCATATACTGACCCTAATAAACTTGGAACTACCGCTTCAGAAATAACAGAAGCAAAATATAACGAACTTATTGCAAGATCAATTATTGACTCATTCGTTGTTGATGGTTTTTATAATCAAAAAGTTATTGTTCAAACAGTTGGAGAAGGATTAGATTATATACCTTTGTGGATAAATGCTTATAAGGTATTGAGAGTTTATGAAAACGATGTTTTAATTTTTGATGTTGATGAAGAAACAAACGATAGATATTTTAAATTATCATTAGATAACTCTGCTGTACAAGAATATATTCCCAATTCAACAGAATCATTAAATAGATTAGAAAAAACGCTACCAAATCTTCCAGTATCATACGGTGATTTAGGGTATTATGGTTGGGATACTGTTACTTTTCCTACAGGATATGACTATACATTAGTTCTAGATGCTGGATATAAAACAATTCCGTCAGATATTCAGGCAGCAACAGAAATGTTAGTTAATGATATTAAATGTGGAAGACTTGATCAATATAAAAGATATGTTGAAGAATATCAAACAGATCAGTACAAAGTTAAATTTAATGCTAAAAAATTATTTAACGGTACAGGCAATATCATAGTTGATCAAATACTATCAAAATATACTAAGAACATTACTAGACTAGGAATACTATGACATGTTTAGACGACAACTTTTTATACCCTATGACAGCAGAAGTGTACTATTCATCCGTTCAGCAAGGTCAGTACGGTAATATTAAAAAGCAATGGTCAAAGTTTAAAGATATAAAATGTTACTTTGCATCTGGTAACCTTAGAAATAAAGAAGAGCAACAAGTACAAAATGTAGCAATTTTGTTTGACAAAGTTTTGAGCGGTAGAGTTCCAACAGATATTAGATTTGATGATATGAATGGTGGAATTGCATTAACTAATCTTCTTATAACAAACATATCAGATGGAGAAGGTAACCCTATATATGTTGAAACAGGTGGGGTTCGTGCTGGTAAATCAAGTATTTTTGAAGTTGCAACACTAAGCCCATACTCTGGTTTGTTTGGAAAAACAGAATATTATAAGATTGTAATTAAAAGGTCTGATAGTCAGGCGATAGATTTATGATAATAGTTGATAATAAACAATTTAAAAAAGAAATGAACAACATTGTAGATTACTCTATTGGATTTTTAGAAGGAATAAAAGGTGGAAAGACAGCGTTTCTTAATAACCTTGGGCGTGAGACTATACAAACATTAAAAGAATTTGTTGATTTAAATGCAAGAATTGATCCAGCAATTCTGCAGCACGTATATGAATGGTATCAAGTTGGAAGTCCAAATGCAAGATTGTTTGATATTGAGTACACTGTAAGCAATCAAGGTTTGTCAATATACTCTACACTTAGCCAATCATCAAGAGTTAAAGATGGATCTACTACACCATTTTACGATAAAGCAAGAATTATGGAAAAAGGAATACCAGTAACTATAAGACCTAAAAAATCTAAGGTGTTAGTATTTGAAGAAAATGGAGAAACAGTGTTTACTAAAAATCCAGTTACAGTTAACAACCCTGGCGGAGAAGATGCTCAAGGTGGATTTGAAGAAGTGCTAGACATATTTTTAAATCAATATTTTAAACAATCATTTTTAAAGTCATCTGGTTTATCAGACTACATTAAAAATCCAAAAGTATTTAAAACTAATTTAAGAGCAGGTGCCAAGTATGGCAAAGGTTTTGGATATTCAACTGGATATAAATGGATTGCTAATGCGGTGATTGCATAATGGCTGCTACGATACATCATCCACCATCATTAATTAATGCTTATTTACAAAATAAAATTAGTGAGTTTTTTGGAACATCAGCGATTGATGGGTTAGATGAACAAGATACTTTCCTTATTCCATTTTTTCCAACTGCTCCAACAGATATCAATGCTTTAACTGAATCTTTTCCACAATCACTTGGAACATTTGCAGTATATGACAGGATGTTTAGAATGAATAGAAAGACATTTCCACATATATATTGTGAACAAATAATGTATTATTTTTATAACTTTGGTGGAAATGCAATTGAAAGAACAATCATTCTAAGTCAAAAGATTCAAGATCTTTTAAATTCATTAGACGAGTCTGCAGTTGATATAAATAAGTGGATAAGAGATAATCAAGATACGGTTATTCCTGGTCCAGAAATAGCACTTAAAGATATGTCACTTCCCCTATATTTTCACACCTTTAAAACCTACCAACTTCAAGAGACTAGAGACATCATAGACTTTGGAACAGCCAGAACCTATGCAGGAAACAAGATTATTTTAGATTATGACTGGCATAAAGGCTAACAAAATGGTGTTATACTTGACCTTGAGGAAACATCGCTTTACAACTAAATAAGAAAACCCTTTACAAGGAGAGGTGAAATAAATGGCATATTCTCGTGGACAATCCAACAACATTATCGTTGGTGCAGCCGCATTGTTTACATACAATGACGGTGCTTTAGCACAAACAATCGGTACTGCAGGTGGACCACTACCAGCATTTGAAGCAGCAACATCATACAAAGATACTTTGACTGATGACGTTGACTTCACAAACGTAGGTTATACCAGCAATGGTATCGAACTTACATTCCAACCATCTTTCGGTGAAGTTCAAGTTGATCAAGTTCTTGACGTTGCTCGTCTTTTCAAAGACGGCATGCAAGTATCTTTAGCAACATCATTTGCAGAAGCAACACTAGAAAACCTTCTAGTGGCAGTAGCAGCAAACGCAAATGATTTAGATGAATTATCAACCGCAACAGGTATTGGTACAGGAAGCCAAAGTTTCGACATCAACTCAGGTGAATTAGGCGACGTTCCTCTAGAACGTGGTATAGTAGCCGTTGGTCCAGGAACTGGTGACCCATCAATCGATAAGGAACGTATCTATATCGGATACCGTGCTTTGTCAATCGAAAACGTAGTAGCATCAGCAAAACGTGATGCAGCATCTATGTTTGACGTAACTTTCCGTATGTTACCGTTAGATGACGGTATGTATGGTAAGATTGTTGATCGTACAATTGCTTAGTAAGTAATTTTACAAGATTAGCCCACCCATAAAACGGTGGGCTTTTCTATTTGGTATAATGGTTTAATGGCCACAAAAATTTATGAAGAGGGTATCGTTGAGTTAGTAGACGGCACAAAAATAACAGTAGGTCCAGCAAAAATAAAATATTTAAAAAAAATATTAGATCAGTTTTCGTTAATATCTAAAGTTGACGGCGAAGATGAAACTCTAGAAATAGTCTTAGAGTGTGTAAAAATATCAATGCAGCAGTTCTATCCTCAGTTATCAAATAGCATAACAGACATTGAGGATAATTTTGACATTAAGCAACTTTATAAAGTTTTAGAATTTTCAGCGGGTATCAAACTAAATGAGGATAAAGAAGATAGTATAGAGCAACAAGCAAAGTCAGAAAATGACAAAGGGTCTAACTGGGACGACCTAGATCTTGCTAAACTAGAATCTGAGGTTTTTTTAATAGGTGCTTGGAAGAATTATGAAGAGTTAGAAACATCAATATCTATGCCAGAGTTAATATCTGTGTTAGAAATGAAAAGAGAAATAGATCGCAACGATAAAAAGTTTTCTGCAGCAATGCAAGGGGTAGATATAGATAAAGATAAAAATGATAATGCCTGGGAAGATATGAAAAAAAGAGTGTTATATAAAGGAAAAGATGCAAATGATATAACAAACCTTCGTGGAGCAAGAGCACAGAAAGCAGGGTTTGGCATTGGAAATGGTTTGGGATATGAAGAGGTTGTTGGTTAAAATATAGGTCCTCTGTGATATAATTAAGGTTAACCTTATAAGGAGGAAAAATGGCAACTACTGTTAACGAAGAAAAAACAGTTACGCTTATTGATGGTACAAAAGTTAAAGTAAGACCACTGAAAATTTCTCTCCTACGTCCTTTCATGAAGAAATTTGAAGGTGTAGCAGCGGTCGCAGAAGATAACGAAAAATCAATGAACATATTAATGGAGTGTATTCAAATTGCAATGCAACAATACAAGC